GTTCTGGTCCGCGACGGCAGTGGTCGCCGGGTTGGCCGTGGTGCCGACACCGGCCAGGAGGGCCGCGGCAGCGTCCGCGCCGCCGGCGGCACGGAACTTGGTCACACCGTCCAGGGCGATGAGGCGAGCCGTGGTGCCGATGACGATGTCACCGGGAACACCGCCGGCAGTGCCCACGTCGATGTAGACGTCGCCGGAGTCCACCGCCGCGTTGCCCGATCCGACGACCACGTTGCCGGAGTCGGCGTCGTCCGAGAAGCCGGTCACCAGCGACAGGATGCCGGAGTTGCCGGAGGTGCCCGCGTTGCTGTCCGCGTCACCCGTCTGGATCGTCAGGGCACCGGAGTCGCCACCCGTCCCGGCGGCGTCGTCGCAGTTGGTGTCACCGGTCTGGAAGATGATCGCGCCGGTGTTGCCGCCGGTCGCGGCACCCGCGCCGTTGTCCACGATGGAGTCACCGGTGTGGATGGTCAGGGCACCCGTGGCGGGCGAGCCCAGCGCGTCCGTCAGGTGACGGTCACCGGTCTGCAGGTCGATGAGTGCCGTGTCACCCGCAGCGGCCAGGTCCGTGACGGCAGCCGTCTCGAAGGTGGTCGCGTCACCGGCGACGAAGTCCATGGTCCCCGCGACGTCCTGAGCGAAGTTGCCCAGCACGTCGACCGCCATGCCGTTGGCGGTGTCGAGGTCGATCCCGCCGATTCCGTTGATGATGACCTGGCCCGCCGTGGTGGTCTGGATCGTCAGGTTGCCGTTGTCGGTGGTGACGTTGGACGCGCCCACGGCGTCGATGCTGGCCGCACCGGTCAGGTCCACCGTGAGGGTCGCGGCGTCGATGTCGACATCGGATCCGGCGGCCGCAATGTTGATGTCGTCGGCAGCCGTGATGTTGACGTCGCCGGCCGTGGTCGTGGCGAGCTCCAGGTCCGCCGAGTCCACGGTCAGACGCAGCTCGTCGGCGACATTGTTGTATCCGAGCGTCCCATCGTCATGCGTGCCGAAATAGACGTCCTTGTCATCGGGAACGTGGATGTCACCGCCCGCGTGCTCGATGGCCACCCACGCACCGCTGATACGCTGATACATCGAGGAGTCAGCCGCGCCGTCGGTGCGGAGGTAGAACGACCCGTTGGGCCGGGTGTGCGTCGGGGCGCCGGCCCCTGTGGACAGCGTCGGCGACGTGGGGACGCCGATCACCGTGGTGCCGGTGGCGATGCAAACTTCGCCGAAGACGACGATATCGACGAGGTTGATGGGACGCGGATCGGAGGTCTTCGCGGCGGTACGATTTGGAATCATCGATCGGCCCTCCTTGGGCGGCCGGCTCTCACCGGCGGATCGTGTTATCCCTATGGTGGTTCTACGCTACTTGGCTATTCCTCGCGCTGTCCACCCTTTTCGCTCTTTTCCCGTTTCACGAGACCGCGGCGATCGTTGCGCCTGGCCGCGTCCACGGCCTTCTGCCGCGCCTGCTCTGCGGGCATGTAGTGGCTCAAGCGCTCGGTCATGCGCTCGACGGCATCGCGGTATCCCTTGCGCTCGCTCATGTCGGGTCGGGCTCCTCGGCGAAGACGATCGGGGCGACGCCAGCCTTGACCTTGCGGGCCTTGGGTGGCGGCGCGTCGGCCTGGGTGAACAGCCGGTCGTACTCGGCGCGCATGGCATCGAGGCGCTTGCTGGCGACGACGTGGCGAGCCTGGACGATGGCGTTGCCCGGGTTGGCCTGTAGCAAGCTTTCCAGGTGCGAGACGCGTGTCTCAGCCTGGAGGATCATGCCCTCGGCCACGGACGGATCCAGCGCGGGCACGATACCGGCGTCGACCCATCGGGCATAGGCGGCGTCCTGCGCATCCTCGTCGGTGCCCCACACGGTCTGGTCGCCGACGATGCGCGGGATCTGCCACTTGCTGGCGTAGTGCTTTTCGCCCTTGGTATTTGTATACACCCGGAGGTAATCCGCATCTTCGCCGAGTTGGTCGTCGCCGTTGCGCAGGATCACCCACTTTTTTCGCGTCATCCCGGCCACGGCAACATCCGTGCCGAGTGCGCCGGTGCGGCGGTCCCTGGTGATGTTGCGAAGCCCGGACTTGAGCGCGAACCGCGACAACTTCGGGATGAAGCGGCCGTCGCGGAAAACCCAGCTCGTGTGACGCGCCATCAACCAGAACGGCGAGTTCTTCGGCGCTCCCGCGTAGGGGAGCTGGTCTGTCGTGGGGCTGTGTGCGGTGACGACTCGACCCGTCATGGTCTTGCCGCCGCGGTACTTGAGTTTTGCCATGCTACCCGCCCTCCGTGGATATCCTGCGTACAGGGCCATCCGGGGTTGTGGGTCGGCGTGAGCGGCGAGGCCCCACCATGGAACCCCGCCGCCCTCTCGCCTGTGGACTAGTCGACGCTGACGATCTTGACGCCCTTCAGATCCTCATTCTCGTCGACGCCGACCAGGTAGTGGCCGACGCACTCGGTGAGGCCCTTCGAGGCATCACGCTGGAACTCCACCCACACCGGGGCGCCGGGGATGGCGACCGAGGCGAACACGTTGCCGAACATCGCGCTCAGAGCGCCCTGTGCGCTGCCCTCGGCGATGGCCAGGGCTCCCGGGCTGTACATGGCGCCGGTGTAGTCGGTGCCGTCGCTCTCGATGCGGTTCGAGGTGAAGAACATGTGACCGTTCCAGCTGCCCTTGAAGCCCATGGTCTTGGCGCGCAAGGCCGCGTTGGTTTCGGGGCTGTACTGGATCGCGCCGCCCTCGCCGCGGAGGCTGGCCTGCAGCTCGTTCCACTGCTTGGGATGCAGGACCACATACGACGTCGGGTCCATGTTGTCCTGCAGCTGGATGGCGAACTGCGCGTCGTAGATGTCGTCGACGGTGAGGACCACGCCGGTGTTGCCCTCGGAGGTCGCGAATCCGGTGTAGAGGTCCGTGATCAGGTCGCTCGCCTCGCGGATGGCACCACCGTAGAGGGCGCGAACGACGGCACTGATCTCGGCCTGGGGATCCGGGGAGGTCGCGGCGAACAGATCGCCGACGTCGTAGCGGAGGGTCCGCTCGGCAACCGTCACGGTCGCGGACCCGTCGCCCATCGCGGTCGGCAGGGTGTCGGTGACCTCGCCGGGGGTGCCCATGATGTCGTCGGGGCTGAGCTGGCGGATCTTGATGGCGGCCGAGCCGCTGCCGGTCGGGTCGCCGGCGTTGTACATGGTGCCACGCAGGTCCACCATGTCGTGCATCAGCTCGTAGATTTCACGATTCAGCACCGCGGCGAGTCGCAGATCGCCATGGGCTGCGTAGGTCATTTCGTTTGCCATGGTAGGCTCTCCTAATTGAGTGGTTAGGGTCGCCTACATCCGATGACGGAGGATGAGCCGTGGCGTCGATCTTGACTGTAGACGCGAATCTGGCGGGTCGTCAAGGGGCTTTCTTGCGACCCAGTACGGAGGTGAGGATGGCATCGCGAGAGTTGCGGTAATCGGCGAGCGACATCGACGCGATGGCGATTGGGTCGTATTCCGAGGCCGGGGACGGCGTGGTCGGGTTGCCCTTGAGCGACGGATCGCCCTGGCGCGGTGGGGCCGCTGGCGGCGCCGTCGTCGGCGGGGCTGCGGGCTGCCCTGGCGGGGGCTCGGCGTTCAGCCGGCCGAGGAACGGCGACAGGTACGGCTTGCTTTTTTCTGCCTCAAGGAACGCGGCGAAGTCGGTGCCCTCGCCGGCCTTTCCGTGCTTCATCCGCACCAGCGCTTGCACGTCGTCGTCATAAATCCCAGCGCGCAGAAACACCCGGTCCTGCTGGTACGTCGCGCGCTCCCGCTCCATCGTGGCGCGGGCATCGGCGAGCGCGGTTTGCAGGCGCTGCGACTCGGCGGCCATGGCCTGGTACGCCTCGATCTTGACACCGGCCGCGGCGAGCTGTGACCTGGCCTCGTCTCGCTGTGCAATGACGGCGTTGAGCCGTTCGCGGGGGATGGGGCCGTCGCCTGGGTCGGCCGGTGGATCGGCTGGCGGCGGTGTGGCCGGTGGATCGGCTGGCGGCGGTGTGGCCGGTGGGGGTGTGGTCGGGCCTGCCATGTGGTGCTCCTATTCGATGGCGAGGGTTCGCGTCTCTTGCTTGATGCGGCGCAGATCCTCAAGCGCCTTTTCCCTGGTGACCCCGGGGTGCAGTTCCATGTATCCGTCGACCTTTGAGGCGAGGCCCAGAGCCTCCAGTTTCTCCAGCCGCTCTAGTCCCACCTGGACCTCGGAGCCCGTGCGGGGCAGCCCTGGGTATTCGATGCTCCAGCCCTCCTCTGGCCACGGGGGGTTGGCGCCGCCGGCGTTCATCATGGCGGCCGTTTTCTCCAACAGCTCGGTGTCACCGCGGCGGAACGTGGGCTCGTATCCGCGTTGCTTCTCGCGGACGGATTCGCGTTTGAGGCTGATGGCGTAGCCGCTCTCGGCCTGGCCGCTGCGCTCGTAGTCGTCGGGGCCGAGGCCGAGGTACACGCCGACGTCCTGCTGGTAGCTGGCGATGGCCTCGCCGAGCGTCTTGGGATCGATGGCGGGCGCCAGGGTCGATACCTCCGGGTGATCCCCCTCCGAGTCAAACATCAGGATCGACGCGGGATCCGTGATGACCGTCTGCCGTCGCAGTCCGTCCGGCCCTTCGGTGGCCAGGCCGCGCACGGCGGCGTCGATGCTGTATTTCTGTGACCAGCTGCAGTCCTTGACGTTGTGCAACCAGAATGAATGCAGCACCGCCACGGTCAGCGCCCCCTCGACTGCCTCCAACCCGGTGCGCCAGTTCCACAACTTGCCCGTCCGCTTGGCGTGATACATGGCGTGCGGGATGTACGGGAGACCGGCGCGCTCGCCCTGCGTCCAGCGGTAGGGGTACGCCGGGCCGCTGAGGCTGGGGACGCCGGTCACGATCTCGGTGATGTCCTCGGCGCGGTCCATGTCGCTGTCGGCGCGGAGAATCCGGTACGTGGGGTCGCGGGGGTCGCTGATGTCCATCTCATCCCAGGTCCAGACAGACTCGACCTTGCCACGCGCGTTTGGCACGTCGCGCTGTAGCGCCTCGACGAGTCGCCACGGCATGTCTGGTGTCGCCGGGCTGGCCGTCGCGATCACCGCGTCCGGCGTCACCAGGCGGTAGACCAGGGTGCCATCGTCGGACACCGACGGCCGGACGAAGCCCTCGCGGATCGCCAGGGTGTACCGCTGGTTTTCCTGCGTCATTGACCACAGGCCGGCATCGGCCAGCGTTTCGGTGATGCTGTCCATCAGCTCGTCGGACGCGCCCTCGACGTCGACGATTGGGCGCGTGGCGTAGAGCTGTGACAGCTGGTCGATGACGGCGAGATACAGGTTAATCGACAGGTCGGGCTTGCCCACGGCCGACGCCCGCAGATCCACGAAATGCTCCGTCAGGTGGCGGATCAGGTCGTCGAGCCAGCCGCCATCCAGGAGGCGGATCCGCTGGCGGGCGGATGACCGGCGCTGGTCGTCGGTGTGGTCGCCTGGCATCGGGGGGATCGTGCTGGTCTGCGGCGTGACTGTCATCGGGTGGCCCTCTCGGATTCTGCTACCGTATCCCAACCTGACGATTTTCGCGAGACTTGCTTGTGTCAAGCCAGTCGGCGATCCCGTACCGCAGCCCGTCCAGGACGTGCGTATACGCTTTGTCCTCGCCGATCGTGGTGCCCAGCCAATGCGACAGCGCGCGAATGGTCTGCTCACAGCGAGGGTGGACCGTGGCGCGGCTCTCGGCGAACGCAAAGTTGATAGCCTTGGTTCCAGCGAGGATCGACCCCGGGCGCTTGCGGGGCTTGCGGATCCTGAACGGCGGCGTCGTCTGCCCAATGAGGCTCGCGAAGGCCGTTTCGAATACGGTGTTCAGCGGCTGGCCAGCGGCGCTTTTCCCCGCGCTGTTGACGTCTCCGATCCCCTCGCTCACCGCCAACAGTGGGATATCGTGGCGCTGTAGCATGGCCTCGACGTGGCGCGCGTCCGTCTCTGGTGACGTCGCACCGGGTGACACGTACTCGTCGAGTAGCATCGCGTGCGGCCGGCCGTCGCGTGTCCAGCGGAGGATGAGGAGCACGGCCTCGTGACCTGGGCGCTCGCCATGGTCGAAGGCCAGCACCACGTCTACCTCCTCGTCGGGTAGATCCTCGCTGATGTGGGAGCTGTCCCAGGCGTCGTAGGCGCGGCCGGCACAGGTGGACTCCCAGGCCGCGAGGATGCGTTGCTCCCGCTCCCATGGCGCGACGTTGGCGATCTGCGCGTCGATCTCCTCCTGGGTGCGCCAGGGCGCCGACTCGACCGACAGGGTCACCACGGTCTGCCCCCACAGCGGCGCGGTGACGGGGTCTTCTTCGACGATGTATCGGAGCCACGACAGGTCCTTCCCGACCGGCGTGAAATTCATCAAAATCGGCGCCTGCATGAGAGCAGCGGCGCGCATGATCCCGCCCCACCTGGCCCGCTGCGGGGGTTCGTTGATGACGACGACGTGCGCCCAGATCCCCTCCATCGACATGCCGTCTTGACGCCCCGACCTAATAATGATGCGACTGCCGTTGGCGAGCTGCAGCCCGCGCTTGCCGCGCACCATGTATCCGCGAACGTCGTCGTAGCTGCAGGCATCCGACAACACGTCCAGCGGTTCCAGCTCGCGCAGCACACGGCACACGTCGTCGGCGTAGCTGTCCTCAAGGTCGGCGACGACACACAGGATCGTACAGGGGCATGGCACCTGCCACCGGTCGTTGTGGGGGTGCGTGCCGAGGAGCCAGGCCCACACCTCGGCGGCGAGGGCCATGCTACCGCCGACCTTGTTTGCCTTGCGCAACAAACGATTGTTGTGCTCGTCGTCGTGCAGCACGCGCTGCGCAGCGGACATCCCAAGCCGGGGATCCGTCGACGTCCAGTAGTCACGAAGGCGGCGGTCTCGCAACTCGAGGATCGCGGCGTTGATGATGCGGGCGGCGATGTCGTCGGCGGCGATCACGGCCGCAGTTTACCGCGCCTTGCGCCCGGCGGCCACGATCTCGATCAGCTCCTCTGATGTCAGGTGCGCCAGCTGCAGCGGTGCGCCGGCCTCGCCGGTCACCTCCTTTCGCTCGACCTTGGGAACGCCGCCACGATCCAGGAGGGCTTCAGCGGCGCGGATGCGATCCTTGTAACTGGCCTTCGAATCGGCGATGACGGCGCGCAGCAGGCCCGTAGCCTCGGCCAGTGAGTCCGTGATGGTGGCAGTGGCGCGGGCCAGAATCTCGTCTTCCCAGGCTTTTCGTGCTTCGCGTGCGAAGGTGGAGAATGTCGAAAACGGCTCCTCCCCCGCATCCCCTCGTTTCATCCAACCGAAGTACGAGGACCGCTCAAACCCCGCCGCTTCCGCGCTCGCCTCGATGGTCATCCCCGCCCGCCGGCACGTCGCAAACTTCTCCGTTGCCTCCGGTGTGCATTTCTCAGCTGGCACAGATCACCTCCTCTCCCACTGTAGCACGGATCACGGCATCCCCGCACCACCTGGCCCCCATGCCTGCAGCAGCTGGATCCGCCTTGCGTCCACGATCAGCTGCCCATACAGCTCACCCGGTGTCCAGACGCGCCTGGCGTAGACCATGGTGAATTCAGGAAAGCTGTAAGGCTTCTCCAGCATCGCCCGCGCCTCATCCATGATGGCGCCCCAGTCCACGTCGTCACAGTCCTCGTTTTCTTCGCTCATGGATCATCTCCCCATCCTCATCATCACCGCGTCGATCAGGTCGTCTCTCGTCGCCGCAGACAGAGCCACCCTATGCCCGTCCGCGTCGCACACCTCGAACCACCACGCGCCGCCCTCGGCGTGCTGGACGAACTTGACGTAGCCGCCAGACGCGCCTTCCAACCCGAACTCGAAGTAGGTAGGCTCGCCGATCTGCAGACGCTCGTAGGTCGCGGACAGGGTCTCACCAGAGTCAAACAACCCGCTCATCTCCCCATCCTCCTGTACTCCCGCCTGATGCGCCACACGGTCCAGGCGGTGTGCGCCCGTGGCGCGGTGATCAGCGCGACGGCTACCAGGCCGCCGACGAGGGCCAGGGTGGCGGTCACGACGTCACCTCCCGCCCTTCAAGCGTCTCGATCCGGCGCCGCGCCTTGTCGTACCTGAGCCTCCATCGGTCGACATCCTTTAGCAGATTAGCCTGGATGGTCTCTGCGGTGTAGGCGTCAGTCTCGCGCTGGCACTCGGCAGCGTACAGGCGTCGCTGCAGGTCACAGGTACGCCCCATCTCGGCCTCGCGCTCACGCAACGTGTGCTGCATGCGCTGTGCATAGTCCGCCTCGGCCATTGCCCGGAGCCATCCGGCCGCTGCGGCGATGGTGGCGAGGACACCCCAGGCTAGCAGCAGCAAGTACACTGCGGTCACGGCGTCACCCCCGGGAACTCCCGCACGCGCAGGTCGGCGGGCCAGTTGTCGGCGTGGCTGCACCCGTACAGGCCCAGCGCCGCGCCGCCGATGCTCAGATCCGTCCATGCGATCCCGCTCATCTCTCCACCCTCACCGACGGGCACAGCTCGCGAAGCCGCGTCACCATGCGCTCGCCTGTCACGGCCCGGAGCTGCCCCGGGTCCAGGTTGGAGGTGATCACCGTCGGCATCCGGTGCAGGCACCGCCGGTCAATCACCGTGTGCGCCACGTCGGCGCGGTAGTCGCTCATCCCCAGCACGCCCAGGTCGTCAAGCACCACGGCCGGGGTGTCCATCGCCACCGTGATCAGGTCGGACGACTCGCCGCCGCTCATCTCCCGGCGTACCTGCTCCAGCAGCTCGGGCCAGGAGACCATGCGCGCCTTCCACCCCGCGGCGGTCATCGATCGGACCCAGGCCGACGCCAGGTGAGATTTCCCGGTTCCGCTGTCGCCGTACAGGTACGCCCCGATCTGCTCCTCCCCCTCGTCGACGATGTCGCACAGGTCCATGTGCGCGGACCGCTGCCCGTGTCGCGGGTCCATGGTGTCGAGGTCGTGGGTACCGTAGCGTGGTGGCGTCTTTGGGTCGCGGCTGGCCGCAGCGCGGCGGAGCTCCTCGGCGACCATGGCCGAGAACGTGGCGATTTCGGCCGTGGTGTTGTCCCTGGCGTCGGGGTAGTAGAGTCGCTGTGCCAGGCACAGCTCCTTGTCGGACAGCGCGTGCAGCTCGTCGGGCTGCCAGGCCCTCAGCGCGTACCGATCGCGCAGGCACCGCGCCCGTTCCGGGTCCGGGGTGCAGGTGGTGCCATCGGGGAGGGTGGCGACTCCGGATGTGATGGCGTCGGGGGTCCAGTCAGTCATGGTCGCCTCCTAGAATGAATACTCCTCATTCGGATCCCGGCACAGGCGTCCGTACCCGTCGATCCAGGTGCCGTCGGCCTGCTGCCGGATGTCCTGGGTTTTCGTGAGCTTGCGGGCCTGGGGGGCGGCCTTCGGCACGGGAGGCGCGCCTGCGTAGCTCCTGCACCGCTCGAGCGTCCGCCCGTCCTTGCAGATCGTGGCCAGGTCGTCGTACACCACGCCGCGCTCGTTCTGCTGTAGCGCCGGGTCGACAAGCGCGCCCTCGATGGCCTCTGTGATGTCCTGGACGGTGTACCCGTCGCGAAGCCGCGCCTTGACCTTGCTCCGTCTGTCGCTGGTCAGCTTGGCGTTGCCGTGGTTGTGGACGACTCGCCAGTGGTCAAACAGGGTCTGGACGGTCTCTGTGGTCGTGTCCGGCGAAGCTGGACTCGACGAGGGACCTTTAGGTCCCGGTATCTTCGTATCTCCGTCTCTATCTCGATCTAAGTCTGTCGTCACTCCCCCGTCACGTAACGTAACGTCACGTCGCGTAACGCGTGACGCACCGTTACGCTTTTTCCGGTACCGCGCCTGCCTGTCAGCCCCAGTCGGGTCCGTCTGCTGCCTGTGCCATCCGTCGATGATCACGGGGTCGCCGTCGACGATCAGACCGGCTGACACGGCCTGCTCTCTGCCGGACTCCATGTCAGCAGCGACCATGCCGCGCAGCTGGGCAGCGATGTAGGATGCTGACGCATACGAGCATGGGACCTCGCCACGGAAGCCCTTGCGCTTGGTGATCGAGCACAGCTGCCAGAAATAGACGCATCCCCGCCAATCCATCCCGATGACCTGAGGATGGTCTGTGTACTCGGAATCCCACTTCAGCCATGGGGGCATTGGTCACACTTGAATAGGGGGGTCCGGCCGCAACACCGGACCCCCCTCGACAGGGCAAAGGTGGAGGCGCAACGGGTTGCCCGCTTTGCTTCTCTGCCCAATCGGAGTAGGTGCATCAACTAGCCTCCAACGCTGGCATGTTGCGGTCCAGCTGTTGTGATCCTACCTGCTGAGCGAGTCCTCGTCAATCGTCCTCGTCTTCGTCGTTGGCCTTGGCGTTCTTCGGACTACACCCACACACCTCGCACAGGGCCATGACTACCGCCTGCCACCGTTCCCACAACGGCTCGGTGACGACACATCCGGCGTGACCCCACGTGATTTCCCATGTGCCGGGGTAGAGCGGTTCCCAGCGTAGCTCCCATGGCTCTGGTAGCATCGACAGCAAACACCCAAGTGTCGCGGGGTCGCGGGGGTCGGGGATGGCGTCGTCGTCTGGCATGGATATGCTGTCGGCGCCGTACCTGTTCCACGACGACGTCCCGGGCCACATGTACCTACAGCCACCCATCCACCGCCACTGCGGACACGCCACCAGCGCGCGCAGCCGATCGATCCACTCCTGCGATAGATCGCTCATTTGGTGCATCCTTTACGGCATCCGATCCCCGGTCGCGGGGTCGTAGTACGGGATCGCCTCTTCCAGCGCCACGGCGTCATCCAGGGTGTCCGCCGGCCGGTCACCGATTACCTGGGAGCGCACGCGCTTGATCCAGTCGATGTCCGTCATCCCGGATGGGGCTCCCTGGCGGTGTCTGGCCACGCTGCCGAGGATCCGGCGCTTGGTGTCCTTGAGCTCGGCGTGGTCGTCGTGGACCGGATCGGGCTCCTCGTATTCGCTGTCGGCGCGGTCCTGCGTCGGAATCATCAGGGTATGCGCGAGGGCGTACTTGAGCGCGGCGCTCATCGCCTTGTTGGCGGACTTGTCCCCCGAGTCGAACCCCTCGCCGATGGCCACGGTTTCCATATAGCTGCCGTCGGGAGCGGAGAATCGGTAACGGATCCGCAGCAGCGTGGACACCATGGACGACCCTGATTTTGTCGAGTATCTCTCCCTCTGGCAGTCCTCGACCTGCCAGGACAGCGTGACCTCGTGACGCGCCAGCACAGGGCCGACTGCGTTAATGAAATCATCGATACTGCGAAATGCGTAAGGCAGGTCTTTGCCTTGCGCTTTCTTTGCGACAGCGGGGATTTCCGCCATCACCAGCGCGAGTCTCGTATGGATGGACTGTAGCATTAAAAGGGGTCCTCCTCTGCGGCGCTGTCGCCGCCGGTGATGTCGTCCGCCCATCCCTGCTCACGGTCGAGGGCGTAGGGGTCGTACTCCAGCAGGTGAATCCGCGGCTCGTATCCCGGCCAGCTGTCGAGGCTGGCGCACTCGCGGTACAGGTGCAGCGCGGCCCGCATGAGGGACCGGCCGGCGGTGAGCATGCCCTCGCCGACGTCGTACACGACCACGTCGTGCGGGGCGCTGGACTCGACGCAGATCAGCCGGAATCCGTGGACGTCCAGGCCGGCAGCGCGGGCACCGGCGAGGTACCACGCGGCCTGCAGGTGGTAGCCGAAGGTGGCGCTGGCCCGGGCGAACCAGCGCGGGTTGGCGTCGCGGGTCGTCTTGATGTCGATGATCACTCCG